AAACGATTACTACACTTGCTCAATGAGGCAGGATTTCATCAGCCAGAAATAGAACGATTAGGTATTGAGGACAAGTTTGAAAAGTTTACCTACTTGATTGTTCGGGAATGTTTAGGATGTTGTGAACAAGTCATCAGCGATCCTGTTCCCAAAAATGTTGATACTTGGTTGAACGGTGGCGAACAATGTATTCAAGAGATTAAAGAATACTTTGGCTTGGGTATGAGCATTGAAGACAAGAAACAACTAATCAAGGAACTATTAGGAGTAAACAAAGAATGAACGAAAAACTATCATACGAAGAATGGCGTGATCGTTATTGGGGTCAGGTCACAATGGCTGATGAACTAAAGGTGGAACTAAAACAGTTACACAATATTGATGCTGACACAGAGATTGAATCTACCATGCGTAAAGAATACGAACTGTATTTGAATGGTGAATACACCCAATGATACCAAATCCTAAAATCCAAGAACTAATCAAGAGTATGGGCATTATTCCCGAAAGCGAACATTACGAAATCGCCCAACAGGTGATACAGGAATGTATGGACATTGCCTGTGAATATGACGCACCAAAAATGAGCGGACCTGGTATGATTATTGCTGGCAGGATTGAATCACATTTCGGAGTAGAATAATGTATATTAGCCAAGAAGAAGTCAAAAAAATACTGGCTGTTATGGAAGAATTTCCTGATGCCCGATCCTACAAACTAGAAGCAGATAATTCTAGTGGTATTGGTAGCATTTTAACCATTACCATCGACATGCAAATCAACGGTAGAAATGCCCTTGTTCGGGTAGATATTTCTGGTGTGGAGAACTGGTGATGAAAAAGATACCTATGTTAGAAAAATTTGCCGCACAAAGTCTTGTTTATGTAGATACAGGTCTTGACGATGGTAAGGAACTAATCTTTAGTAAAGAAAAGTTCGCCGAGTTGATTGCCAAGGAATGTGCTGGTGTTGCTGAAGTAAGTATGCCTGTAAATTCACATCCTGATGATCGACTAAAGGTAAAGAATAGTGTATTAAAACATTTCGGAGTTGAATGATGAACGAACAAATTAAAGAATTGTGGGCACAGGCCAGTATTCAAAAAGCAGTCAAAGGTGATACCCGAGCCACTTGGGAAGTATTTGCTGAGTTGATTGTTCGGGAATGTGCTGGCATCTACAGCAAGATTGACAACGGCAACCTACACATGGGCACAGACGATTATCTTGAAGCATTACACAAGACCTTTTTCGGAGTTGAACAATGAAATACATTGTAAAACATACGGTAGATTCAAATAATGAAACATACTCAGAATATGTTCAATCTTTTGAATCAAGAAAAAATGCAGAAGATTATGCCGATACCTTGAATAGCCGCACTCAAGGCGACAATTATTACTATGTTGAATTAGAAGATTAAACAACATTTCGGAGTTGAAGAATGAAAAATGTAAATGTAACATTTGGTGATGGTGTAATTGACGATCTAGCCAAAATGGGTATTGATGCTGAACAGGAAGTAAGCCGTGCTCTTGGTCGACAACGAATTTTTGAACTTGCTGAACAGGCTGGATCTACACATAAGCAAAATTTAGGTGTGTATCAATTTTATACAGATGAATTGGAAAAGTTCGCCGAATTGATTGTTCGAGAATGTTTACACATTGTAGATGATGAAGGTTGTGGCGAAGGTGGTAGTATTCGTGCAATGGAAAAGATTAAACAACATTTCGGAGTTGAAGAATGATTGACTATCACGAAGCCGTAAAGGAAATGCATAAAGGCAATGTTGTCAAGTATGTTGGTACAGTCAACGGCAATGTGATGACCGACAATGGCTGGAGTTGGTGTATGTGTCGTGGTTGTATTTTTCCATATAAAGGTGAGCCAATTTGGAAACTAACAGGACATATGGTCTATGATCCAGACTTTCGTTATGTACTAACTGGTGAAACAGTTGACACAAGAGCGTGGAAGCCAGAAAAGAATAAAGACCGTAAAGAGATTAAATCCAAGTTGGGTTACAGTAGGATAGGATTGGGGAACGTATGAACGAACGAATTAAAGAACTGGCCAAACAAGCCCATTTTGATGAAGATGGAGGTCATTTGCTGGCGCATGGAGTGTATGTCACTACCCGATTGGAAAAGTTCGCCGAGTTGATTGTGAAAGAATGTGCCGATGTATTAGTGGAGAATGGTGATAAACAATTTGTCATTAGAACTGTGGAACCAGAATTACACAACAAAACTACAGACTGGATGCAAGGGTATGAAGAAGCGGTAAAGCATTATGGTAGTTTCTTATTGAAGAAAAATGCTCGACTGATTAAGAAACATTTCGGAGTTGAAGAATGAACGAACGAATTAAGGAACTGATGATTCAATGTGAGAAGAAGTATTGTCAAGACCATGATGATTACTTCTACGATTTGGAAAAGTTCGCCGAGTTAATTGTATTAGAATGCTCCCAGCAAGCCTTATTGATTGGAAGATATAATACACCGAGCGGTATTACACCAGATCTGGCTATTGCTATTGCAGTAGGACTAAAGAAACATTTTGGAGTTGAAGAATGAAAGATCCGAAGTTTGGGTATCATTGGATATGGTTTATCCCATATTACTATATTTTCCAAGTATATCTTTCTATACTAGAAAAATGGTTTCCAAAAAGATATAGAAAAGCAATAGGAGTCTGAGAATGGGCCAACGAATTCGAGAACTTAAAAAGCAGGCTTACGAACTTGCCGTCAAAGACCTAGAGACAAATGATCCTGCTAGATACTACAGCGATCGAGGTCCAGCAGTGGGTGCAGTGATTGATAAATTTTCTCTGTTGATTGTTAGAGAATGTATACAGACTATTATTGATAACACTCCTGCTCTCAATCCCGAGGTTGACACAGTTTGGGAACTAGGTTATAATAGGGCTATGAAAGATTGTATGCATCACATTACAGAACATTTCGGAGTTGAAGAATGAGATTAGAAAAGGTCAAAATAAATCCACATAATCGTGTAAAGATATTATGTTCGTATTGTGATCTCCTCAAGCACGAGAATAAAATTTATGCTGATCTTGATACACGATTCCGTTATATCTGTCATAAGTGTACCATGGATATGATGTTGATTGATGGAAAAAATTTGGAGTTGAAGAATGAACGAACGAATTAAAGAACTTATCGACCAATGTATCAATGAACGGCTTATTGAATATGATGGCGGTGGTGAGTATGTTGAAGTGTTTGATAAAGAAAAGTTCGCCGAGTTGATTGTTCAGGAATGTATCCAAGTTTGTAAGAGCAGAGTAGGTAATAGCGATTACACGACAGGTAGGATGCATTGTGTATCAGATTTGAAAGAACATTTCGGAGTTGAAGAATGAGAATGATTTTAGTTCGTGGGTTGCCTGGATCTGGTAAGTCCACTGTTGCCCGATTAATGGTTGGGTATGATTATTTCAACTACGAGACTGATAAGTTTTGGATGGTTGATGGTGAGTATAAGTTTGATATCACTCGAATTGCCGAGGCGCATCAGTGGTGTCAGGACGAGGTTCGTAAGTGTTTGACCAATGGGTTCAGCGCCATCGTTTCTAATACCTTCACTACTAAGCGAGAAATGCAGCCATACTTTGATATGGCCAGAGAGTTTGGTTGTGAACCTCAGGTAGTTTTGTGTCAGGGTAACTTCGGGAATATTCATAATGTTCCCTATGAAGTTATTGAACGCATGGCAGCAAGATTTGAATATGATATCGGAGAGTTGTATGGCCAGTCTGAAAGAGTACTTTGAAAAACGAGATGCCAATAAACCCAAACCAAAGTGGGTTTATGGTGACAGGGTTTCAGGGAAACTTGGAAAAGTTCCAGTTCTTGGTATGGTTATTCGTGAAATGTATGATGACCAAAGTCAGGTTCTATGTCATCTAGATCTTCCAGTAATGGACGACGGTACATATAAATGGATAGTATATGTCCCTGCAAAGGGAATGAAACGATTGAAAGAATTTTAAGGAGAGTATGATGATTAGTTTGGATATGGACACCTGCGATAATATTACACGATTAACCCTGACAGAACAGAGGGACTATATTCTGTCAGAACTACATAAATGGGAGGCTGATCCAAAATCAGACGATAATCCGAATGGTTATTGGATGCATCCTGAAGACGTAGTTAATGGTAAGGTTTACGTGAAGCAAATCAATAGCATTTTGAATTATTTCGGTGGAGAATTATATGGCGAACGTCAAACAAGGGAATTTAGCTCGCCCTCCTCAATGGTGGAAGCATCTAAGAGATTGGAAGCGTACTTTTTGGAAGTCGGAAAGAGCAAAGCAAAATAAAAGGATTAAGGATGAGTTATAGCAGATGGTCGAACAGTTCATGGTATACGTTCTGGAATGCATGTTCCGGAGATACTAAGGACACGCAAGTTTTATCCGCATGGTATTCTCTGGATAAGACCATCGATTGGACTTATGCAGAAGCAGAGGATTTATTTAAGAATGGAATTCTGGAAGCAGCAAAGAAGTTGCGTCTAATTTACAATTGTAATGAAGACGAGGCTACTGAATTGCAGGAAATCTTCCAAGTTTGGATGGGTAACGTACGAACACAATTCGCTTGACATTAATTGAAAACAACGGTATAATATGACTGATGAAGAAGTTTTGAAATTCTACAACGAACTTGAAGAGTTCTATGGGGATAACCTTGCAAATTTTGAACATCATCCAAAACAGTTTCAAAATCAGGTAAAGTTATACCGTTACTATAAAGAGAAAAATGAGAGAACATCCGATAAACCAGCAGAATAATTTTATCATGGGATGGTATGCCGATGATACAAAATTTTGCGACAACCTTATTAGAATCTTCAACAGCAACGAATCTGTTGTAGATGGGTTTGTTGGTAGTTATGGTTATGTTGATAAAAATATCAAAGAGTCTAGAGATTTACATTTTAACTCTGAGTCGTTGAATAATCTAAATTATGGTAATATTGTAAAGACCTGCACTAAGTTATATTTTGAAAAATATGACAGGGCGATTTGTACTGGAGTTTATCCTGTTGAAGGATTCAACGTACAACATTATAATATTGGTGGTGGTTTCAAACAGTGGCATGATGAACGACAGTCTGCTGATTATCCATCAGTTGCTCGGCATTTGGTTTTTATGACATACTTGAATGATGTTGATGATGGCGGCACAGAGTTTTTACATCAGAACATCAAGGTAAAGGCTGAGAAAGGTTTAACCTTGGTATGGCCATCTGATTGGACGTTTACTCATAAAAGCGAAGTATCAAATACGAAGGAAAAATGGATAGCGACTGGGTGGTTACATTTACTCAGCGTAGAAGAAAAGAAACATAATAAGTTTGAATCGAGGGTTGAATATGAAAATCGCAGTATGCAGTGACCTACACTTAGAGTTTGGTCCTATCAAATTAAAAAATCCAGGAGGGGTTGATGTATTGATCCTCTCAGGAGACATCTTGGTTGAATGTGACCTTGATATTTTTGATCGTCGTCAGATGGAACTTGGTTTTATGCGCAACAAGTCTCAGACGTTTCATGAGTTTTTTGAGAATGTTTGCTATGAGTTTCCGCATGTTCTCTACGTCATGGGTAACCATGAGCACTACCATGGCGACTTCAAATACACAGCCACTGAATTGAAACGCAAGCTGGCTCATTACAACAACCTTCATATCTTGGATCGCGAGGTCTTTGAGTTGAACGATGTAATGTTTGTTGGCGGAACTCTTTGGACTGATATGAACAAAGAAGATCCAATCACGCTAAGTGCCATGAAAGGTATGATGAACGACTTCCGCTGTGTTCGTAACAGCAATCGTCAGGTTTATCATAAAGTGCCAGTATACGAGAGAAATGCTAACGATGAGTTGGTCAGAGATCCTTCTGGAAAACCGCAAGCGATTGGTATGAAGATGAAAGAAAGTCCTGCGACGTTCTCTCCAGAAGATGCGGTTGAAGAACATCGTAAAATGCTTGGTTACATCAAGACAGTTTACGAAGATATGCCAGCATGGAAACAGATGGTTGTTATTGGTCATCATACTCCATCTCATAATTCATGTCACCCTCGTTATAAGGATGATCAGGTTATGAATGGTGGTTACCATAGCGATCTTTCTGAGTTTATCTTGGATCGTCCAGGAATTAAACTATGGACTCATGGTCACACTCATGAGCTTTTTGATTATATGATCGGCGACACTCGTGTTGTATGCAACCCACGTGGCTATGATGGCTACGAAGATTTGGCCGATAATTTTACATTAAAGGTAGTCGAACTATGAGTTCATACAAAGATATTTCAGAATTTTATTCTGATGACAACAAACGCAGAGCAAGTATCGTAAAAGAACTTGGAACAAAAAATTTTATTGTTCGAGTTATTAACGACTCTGGCTCTGTGTTTTCTACTACATTTTCAGAAGAAGACGACGCAGAGGCTTATGCAGAGGCATGGGTATCACACTCCGAACATTATTTTAACACAGAAAGAAACAAATGACAAAAGTATTTACCGATGTAGAAGTTTTTCTACAGGCATGCGGTCAAAAACACGCAAACACCCCTGTTCCAATGAACGATTTGTCTGCTCTTTACTACAAACTCATTATTGAAGAGTATAGTGAGTTTATTGAAGCGTGTATGGCTAAAGACGACGCTGAACAACTCGACGCATGCTTCGATATGATCTGGGTTATCGTTGGATATATGAAAGCTCGTGGTTGGGATTGCGAAGCAGCATGGGATGAAGGCGCAAAAAGCAATTTAATCAAGATTGACGAGAAAACAGGTAAGGTTATTCGTCGTGAAGACGGAAAAATCCTTAAACCAGAAGGTTGGCAACCTCCAAATTTCGCAAAATTCGTAAAATAATTGACAATTTACCGAAAATCAGGTATAATATGGATATGATTACACTTTATCTCGATATGGACGGTGTCCTTGCTGATTTTAACAAGGAATATACCAAACTTGACCCCAAAAAAGAAGATCGAAAGAAATTTCGATGGTCTGTAATGGAACATAAGATTTTTGAGAAGCTGGATTTTATGCCAGACACTCAAGAATTGCTAAATCACGTAGAAAAACTCGTGGGTGTTGATGTTCAGATCCTAACTTCAATGGGAACTCATGAACCTGAACAAGCTGCCGAGGCTAAACGTCAAAAACTCCTTTGGCTCGCCGAAAAAGGTATCGCTTGTAAAGCAAACTTTGTACATAACAAAGAAGAAAAGGCAAAATATGCTACACCCACCTCGATTCTTATTGATGATTCGGCTGGTTGCATTGGTCCTTTTATTGCTGCTGGTGGCCATGGCATTCTACATACCAATTCTTCTGAAACGATTCGTATTCTAGACGCAACCTTCCGTCAGATTATGATTTTACATTATTTGAATAAAAATGCTTGATATTTTTGAAAACACTTGGGAATGGATAAAAGATGACTGGAATTCTAATCGCTTTCGCTTTGTCATTGAGTTGTTGGCTTGGGCTGTTAGTATTGGTTGTAGCTTTACGATGGCGGTCACTGTACCCAACCCTCCGCTTCTTGTTTTGTATCCCATTTGGATTACTGGCTGTGCTATGTACGGTTGGGCTGCTTACACTCGGAGATCTTTTGGCATGCTGGCTAACTATCTCCTTCTCGTAACAATTGACACTGTAGGTTTATTAAGGATGGTATTATGACCCCAAATTTAACAACAAACACATATTTCGGCGCAACGCCGATGACGCCAGCAACTCCTCCTGCTCCTTCTATTACGTTACCTGAACCAATCAGTTATGAGTTTCAGGTAGTTGAACATGTTGAAGATAATAAAATCACAAAAGTTGCGCTACAAGTAAAACGTAACATTCATGATCAGTATGGAACAATTAAGGTTCATGGCACTTGGGAAGATGTTCCACGTGTAAGGATTGGCGATGTGGCGCCTGTGGTGTAAAGCGATTGGAGAAAAGAGCGGAACAACGGATGTGGAATCTGATCGAATCGCTTTTATTCGCACTGCTATTATTATGGTGTATGTTTGCACAAATTTCGTTATTGTGGCTGGTGTTATAAGGCATTGGTAATATGAATATCTTCTATCTCGACAACGACCCTAAAACCTGTGCGCAGATGCATGTCGATAAGCACTGTGTTAAAATGATTCTTGAATATGCCCAACTTCTATCAACTGCTCATCGGGTTCTTGATGGCACTCTTGGTATTTCTCTTTCTAATTCAGGACGAAAAAGACAGACCTATACTCTTAATTCTGCCCTTGACGGCATTCTTTATTCTGCTACTCATATCAATCACCCTTCTGCAGTTTGGGTGAGACAGTCTGATGACAACTATATTTGGTTGTATAATCTGTGGCGCCAGCTAATGATAGAATACACATATCGTTATGGCAAAAACCATGCGTGCGAAAAACTTATTGAATCATTATGTATTGTGCCACAAAATATTCGCACTGGTAATTTCACACAACCAACTCCAGCAATGCCAGAACATTATAAAGTATCTGGCGATTCAATCCAGTCATACAAGAACTATTATATTGGCGATAAACAACGCATGTTCTCTTGGAAAAATCGAAATACTCCTAGTTGGCTGACTAAATAGACCGTAAGGAGTTATAATGCCAACATATAAGTTTCGAAACAAAGACACTGGTGAAGTGACAGAAGAATTTATGTCAATTTCAAAACTCGACGCATTCCGTGCCGAGAATCCCCACTTAGAAACAGTAATTCAGGCTCCAATGATATGCGACCCTGTTAGAGTAGGCGCACGCAAAATGGATACTGGATTCAAGGAGGTGCTACAGAAAATACACGAAAGAACTCCAGGAAGTCAATTGAATCAAACATCATCACAAATTTAAGGATTATATGGCTGTTAATTCTAAAACTGGTAAAGTCGTAAAACCAAAATCTCTTGGTCAAAAGATAAAAGCTGCTTCTACTAGAAAACATAATAAAATTTCTGGTAAAACAAAACCTAAACGAAAATAAGGGATATTAATGGCTCGGACAGCTGCAAAGAAAACAATAAATGATAATGAAGAACGTGAGCCCAAACCGATTGCAAGCAATCAATTGAAGATAAGATTAGATAATCTAAAGACATTCGACCCATTAACAGATAATCAAAAATTATTTTTTGATGCATATAAGCGAGGAGATTATTTCGTAGCGCTACATGGTGTAGCTGGAACTGGTAAAACATTTTGCGCACTATATAAAGCAATAGAAGAAGTATTGGATAAATCAAATCCATTTGACAAGATTATCGTAGTTCGTTCTGCGGTTCAATCTCGTGAAATTGGTCATCTTCCAGGAGACGTAAATGAGAAGATGGAAATTTATGAGCAACCTTACCGTCAAATTTGTGAAACACTTTTTGGACGTAAAGATGCATGGGATAGATTAGAAGAACAGGGATATATTCAGTTTATCTCTACTTCTTTTATTCGTGGTATGAGTTTTGATGATGCTATTATCATCGTTGATGAGATGCAGAACTTAACTTATGAGGAAATTGATACCGTTATGACTCGTGTCGGTTATCGATCTAAGATTATGTGGTGTGGCGATTATCGTCAGACAGATTTGAATAAACGCAAGACTGATGTTACAGGGATTCTAAAATTCTTTGACATCGCACAACACATGAGTGCTTTTACTCGCATTGAGTTTACTGTTGACGACATCGTTCGATCTTCCTTAGTGAAGGACTATATTCTGGCTAAACTCAAGTACGAGGACGCTGAGGATAAAACGAATGATAACAGTAGAAAACTTTAAGCAGGTATTTCCGCATTGTCAAGACGCTGAAGGCTGGGTTCAGGCATTTACTGATACCCTTGCTGGATATGGTATTGATCAACCACACCGTATCGCTGCATTCATTGGCCAATGTGGTCATGAATCTGGTGGATGGACAACTTTTGAAGAGAACTTAAATTATTCCGCACAGGGATTAGAAAAGATTTTCGGTTCTCATTTCCATGGTGATGCAGAAGAATATGCTCGTCAACCAGAAAAGATTGCAAATAGAATTTATTGTAATCGTATGGGTAACGGAGATGAGGCATCTGGTGATGGATGGAAATATCATGGGCGTGGTCCAATCCAATTGACTGGTAAAGCAAATTACACTAAATTTGCGCAAGAGATGTTTGATGACTGGCAAAACTTACTTGACAATCCTGATTGGGTAAGTTATGATAAGTCTTTCTCTCTAATGTCAGCTATCTGGTTCTGGAACGCACACAACCTAAACAAATATGCCGACGAAGGTGATATTAAGACAATGACTAAGATTATCAATGGTGGTTATCTTGGTTTAGAAGAACGTGAACAACTTTACAATACATTACTACCACACTGTTAATGCGAAATTTTATACATCATGATTTTCCCCAACTTGAGCGTGTTACAACCGATGGGATGCGATTATATAACACCCCATCGGGTAAACCCTACCCTTCCGTCACAACAGTCACAGGACTCCACAATGCAAAGGGGATTGCAGAGTGGCGTCGCAGAGTTGGCGAAGAAGAAGCCAACCGAATCTCAAATAGAGCAAGCGCAAGAGGAACTCGCATTCACCAATATTGTGAGGACTATCTACGAGGAAATGTATTCGAAGCCGATATGTTCGACCTCGAAATGTTCAACTCAATTAAACCGCAGCTCGATCAAATCGACAATATCCACTGTCTGGAAACTCCACTGTATTCAGACTTTCTACAAGTCGCAGGAACAGTTGACTGCATCGCAGACTTCCAAGGTAAACTATCTGTCATAGACTTCAAAACAGCAAGCAAACCAAAAGACAGAGACGATATTTACAACTACTTCATGCAAACAGCAGCTTATGCCGTTGCCTTTGAAGAACGAACTGGAATACCGATTGGTAGATTAGTCATTATCATGGCAGTTGAAAACGACGACCCAAGATGGTTTATTGAGAAACGCGATAACTGGATTGGTGGTTTTAGGAAACTTCGATTGGATTATAAAAATCTAAAAGGTATTTGACGTGTATTTTGATAATTATCCAGAGTTTATTGATAATGATGTAAGAAAAAACAGAGAATACCTTACAGTAACTTCTGAGTCATTATCTAAGCGATGTTCTGTTATTGTTCCAGAACATCTAATTAAAAATAAAACAGTCCTCGATTTGGGATCAGCACTTGGCGCCATGGGGCATTATTGCCTACACCATGGTGCTTCATCATATACTGGTGTTGAGATTCAAAAGAACTACAGAGATAAATCTATAGAGTTATTGGGTAATTATAATTCGTCTTTTGAGATTTTTAACTCAATCGAATCTGTTCGAGGCACATATGATGTCGTATTGGCTTGTGGGTTTGTGCATGGTTTTTTTGATGTGTTTGATATATTACGCAGAGTCTGCTCACTCTCAAACAAATATGTTATAATTGAAACGCACAATCCTCAGTTTGGAGAATCTCCAGTAATATCCTTTAATCTGACTGGTAATATGGTCAAGAACGATGGACGGTATGATGTGTTTCGAGGAGTAGAAACTGTAACAAATAGGCACGCCATCGATTTAATTATGGCGGTTAATGGATTTTCTGTTGATGAGCGTCTATACCCAGAAAAGATAGAAACCAGTCATGATGGATATAATTCGGAGACCAATTATTCTAGATTTATTTGTAGATACATAAAAGGTGGAACAGTAAATACACTTGAGGATGCAATAAATGTGGGATTTTGATAAATCTGTCGCGAGTCGGTTTCAACACGAAGCCGAAACTAATATACCTGATTATCATAGGGTTGTTGATCTTTGTTTGCGAATCGTTAATAAGAAATTCAATTTTGATTCAAAAATAGTTGATGTTGGTAGCGCTTTAGGGTATACTATTGATAAGTTGATCTCAGATGGTTACACCAACGTAATTGGTATCGAATCAAGCCAAGACATGATTGATCGTTCTTTACATAGAGAAAAAGTAATCCTCTCTGATACATTTGTTGGATCTAATTACGATGTTATTTTAATAAACTGGACGTTACATTTTATTCAAAATAAATGGTCTTACGTTAAAACTGTGTATGATTCTATGTGTGCTGGTGGAGTTTTAATTCTAACAGATAAGACGAATCAATCTGAAACTGTAAAGAATTTATACTATGACTTTAAGAGGTCTAATGGTGTATCCGACGAGTACATATACAGTAAAGAAGAGAGTCTCAAGGGATATATGGACACTAAAGATTTTTATGATTATGCGCACAACTTAAACTCCATTGGGTTTGATGTTGAGATAATAAATGCATCATATGGATTTGTTACATTTTATTGTGAGAAAGTATGTTAATAATAGACGATGTCGTTGGTAAAGAAACACAAGATTTAATTGAGAATTATGTGTTCTCAGTAAAACCACAATGGACTTTACATCTTAATTATAACATGCCAATCCGTGTTCCTTATGTTTCTCCTGAAATGCGACCACAGAGCATGTTTTTTAATATTATCAAACCACACACATTTAGGTTAGACCGAGAAGAATATTCGCTTTTAATCGAACCAGTAAAACAGATTAGTTCTAAATTTTTTAAGGTCAGATGCGTCATGAGTTTACCTGTCACATCACATCAGACTTCAGTTGCGACACCTCATCTAGATGCGGATGCTCAGAGGGATTATAATGTAAACAAATTTAGAGTCGGCATTTATTACGTTTCTGACTCAGAGTCCCCAACTACAATATACAAAGATACGCATGCTTCTGTTAAAGAAAAAGGAATAACAGATAAAGATATCAATAATGGTGTGTTAGAAATAGATACTATTGTTGAGGCAAAAAAAGGTAGACTCGTTGTCCTCGACGGAGATGTGTTTCATTCTTCTGGTATCGCTAGAACCAAATATCGATCAATTATTAACTATAATTTTGAATAATGTTCAACGACCACTTCCAATTCGATCATTTAGAAGAAGCAAGAAGAAACTCTAATTTACCTAAGAGTAATTTCTTCTATTTCAAACATATGTGGTGGGCTCTCCACGCATCTTTTCTATTTTTATTTTGGTCTGTTCTAATGCTAATCCACGCATTAGTCCCACCATTTGTCGGTTTCTATGTGATTCAAAAACTTGTTTCATATGTAAAGCGTCTAAAAACTATACACCCAGAAGATCCTCTATTGAAGAAAGTTACGTTTGATGAATCCATTGATTAAAGTAAATTTACCTAGACTTTCAGAGTCTCTAGAAAACAAACTTATTTCTATCGCAAGTCAATACAAAGAGTTCAAATATAATAATGGAACTCTCGGTAAAAAATATTATGAACAAAAAGAGTCTTTAGATGAAATAGAAAACTTAAAACGAATTTATGGATTTGATGACTTGCCACAACATAGATCTTGTGGGATTGGAGAACTGTCGCAAGAAGTTATTGGCGAACTAAATCATACGTTTCTTGAAGGTATGAATATGTACGTTCAGGTTATTGAAAGCGAAGATTCTTTTATACATACTGACGGTGGCCATAGGATTTGTTCGTTGTATTATCTAATTTCAGATAATGGTTCTAAGACAACATTTTATGAATCTGATAAACCTCCAGTTCTTACTACAGTTTGGAATCCAATGGATGTTTATCCATATTATTCTTACACTATGGAACAACACAAATGGCATGCGTTTTCTCATAATGAAATACACAGCGTCAATGATATCAAAGGGCTTAGAATTGGATTGATAATTGATTTTACGCCAAAATTCAAAACATATGATGATTTTATTAAATTTCTCAGTAACCATGGTTTGATAGATGAATAATTACCCTGCGTATAAAAATGGAACATTCTGTCAGATTAAAGATCTGACAGTTTCAATTCTAGACTTTGGTTTTATCCATTCAGACGCAACTTATGATGTTATGTCTGTTCAAAATGGTGTCGTCAAGGATTTCGACGAACACGTGAACCGATTTATGGATAATTGTAATTTTTGGGGTCTTAATACTCCAAACGATTTCCATATTAAAGAAACTATTATGGAGTTGGTTAATACATCTCCAACCAAAGATCTATTAGTCTGGATTTGTGTAACACGTGGGACACCGACAACAGGAAATCCTAGAGATCTTGGTTCATGCGAACAAAACTTCTTCGCATATACAAAACCTTATTATGGGTTCAATCCAACAAATACAGCCACTGTTTGTTTAGCCAAGCAACGAAGAAATACCGCAATCAATCAAAGAAGAAAGAATTTCGCTTGGAATGATTTAACCATCGCTCAATTTGAGGCAAATTCTAGAGGATTTGATACAGCTATTCTATTAGATGAGAATGGTTTCGTAACTGAAGGTCCAGGATTCAACGTTGGGTTGATACGAGGCGAACATATTATTGCTCCAGCTAAAAATTGTTTACTTGGTGTAACAATGTCAAAGGTTAAAGAAATGGCTGGCGATATGTTTCATTATTACAACGTAACGCCAGAAACATTCAAATCCGCAGATGCTATGTTCTTGACATCAACTGCTGGTGGTGTTATTCGTGTTTCTACCTTCGAAGAAACAAATTATTCAGATAATAGGATATTGTCATGGTTACAGAACAACATATAAACGGAACGTATTTCAAATACTATCAGGAAGAACAAAACGAGCATCTATTGTTCTTGCTTCCTGGTCAATCCCTTTCTCCTAGAGCTTTTTGGGACTTTGAATTACCAGATGGTAAAACGCATGCGCAGCATTTCGTTGAATCGGGAATTGATGTTGTTCTTTTTGATCCAGTTGGGTATGGAAATAGTAAACATTTTTATAATTACAACAGAATAAAATATGCAGAACAGATTAAAACAGCTACAGAGCAATTAACAAAATTATATAAAACGAAAACAATATTTGGTTTTTCCACATCAACATCCCCAGCTATGATTGCTGGCCATAATGGATTCTTTAATAAAATTATAATTCACAGTCCTGGAATTCAAGAACGCCATGAATTTCTTCCATTCTATAGAAAAACTGGTTATTCGTTTGATAGTAATTTCGAAATTCTAATTAGAGATAGATTACAGAAGATTAGCGATGTTCTAATCCCAAAATCTAACAAAATAGATAATTGGGTGCGCCGAGTTCGTTCTGTTGTTGGTGACAGTTGGAGAGCACCATATCAAACAGTTCACGATAACCACACATATTGGTTATATAATAAGACTCATAGTTTATCATTCGATACACTCGTCAATACATTAATACTTGTTGGTGAGTATGATAATGAGATTGTTGAGATGGCTAAGTGTTACTCTAGATTCAAAACGTTGTTTCCTGACAATAAAACTGTCGTTATTCCAAATAGCACACATTTTTCTATGTGGGAGAATAACTCGCATCTTACTCGACAAGCAATAATTGATTATATTAAGGAATAAAATGGATAAACAAATTATAGAAAAGATTTATACCGAATGTAAACCACATTTTGTGGATCATAATATTCAAAGGATTCATGTTCACCCACAATCTGGTTTAGTTCCACTTTTGATTGATAGTGGTAGTAACAGGATAATCGGTTCGTCTAGATATTATCTCTCTATTGAAAGTATGTTAAATCATAATACCATAGAACGTAATTCGTTTCATACTAAAAATATATCTGATAACTTATTTGTCGATTCTGATAAAATCTGGACGATTAAGTTTAATAAATTCAAAGATTGTTGGGAAGCTGATTATAATTTCTCAAGCGAGGATTCTGTTTTTAGGTATATCTTTATGAATCAACAACTCAAAGCGATTGATATTGTTAATGATATTGTTTGCGTCCATAAAGCCAGAGTTACATACAAACTTCCATACGAACAGTATATTTTTGCTGGTAAAGTTGCAGAAGTTAAAGAGATTCTTTCTAATAATATAGAAAATGACCCATTAAACCATTATCCGATAACGAATGCGTACGCAAGATATAGAAACATTTCTTTAATTGAAGCTGCCAATGAATATGACTTTCATCTGAAGAATGAGTTTGTTTATCTCGGCGAACTTGAATATGTTAGATTAAGATATTCAGAAATGATTTCAAAAGAAACTGATTTCAGTAATTTGAATAAAATTATGGAAGAGTTACATAACGAGATGTATGGATATTCAAGATTTGGTGTGTCATGAGTAGTTTATATCATTATAACAGCGTTGATTTGTTCAGGAAAAAGGATAATTATGATATGATTCCTGGAGGGGAGAATTTCTCTTTTATGTTTTATATCGTTGGTGGAAATTATGTTTATTATGATAGGACAGGTAATATATCAATTCCCTTGAATTATGATTTGATACCACACCTTAGATTGCCAGCGTATAAAGTAATGTCTAAAACTTTTGAGGAAATTTGCGATGAACGAGCAATTCATTTATATGAACGAGCAAAGTCGTCGAATAGAAAACTTGCTATTATGTATAGTGGAGGTATTGACTCTACGTTGGTTGTTACTTCTTTTTTGAGAAACCTTTCTAAAGAACAACTTAAAGATGTTGTTGTTTTATTGAACGAAGAAAGTATTCACGAAAATAGAAATTTCTATTTTGACCACATATCGAAGAATCTGAAATGTGAATCTTCAATGAATTATGGTTTGTATATAACATCCAAGGAATATCTGTTGATCAGCGGCGAACAAGCAGACCAACTGTTTTTACCAAATATTATATTTGATTTTCTAGATTATAAGAAGTGTTCATTAGACGTTACTTCTGCTCCTCTTGAACAAACAAGTGGTATGTTAATTGATTATTTTAATTACGCTATACCAGATTATAAAAATACCAATACTGCTGAACACATATATCATATTTTTGATAAAACAACTAAATCATGCCCAATCGACATAAAGAATATTCAAGATTTGTTGTGGTGGCATGTTCTGGTTACTAAGTGGCAGTCATGTTATACTAGAATGCTCGCATTTGTTCCAAACCCTGATTTAATTGAATTTGAAACTGGATATACAACATTCTTTTGTAACGACGACTTTCAACTTTGGTCAATGAACAATAGAGATGCCATTGTAAAAAGTAGTCTAACAACATATAAATTTGTTCAACGAGAATATATTTTCTCTTACAATAAAGACGAACAATATTATAAAGAGAAACGAAAGGCTGGTAGTCTTGGTTCTGCTGTTCGAAGAAAGCGTCCAATTTCTTACCTAGATAGTAGTATGAATTATTCTTATGGTGTTCCATCCAAGGAATACTATAATATAAACAATGATTTTGTCAACTGGAGTTAAAAATGAAATTTTATGAGAAGGCTATGCGTTCTCTGGGTAAAGTTGTTACCTGGAGAATTTTAGTCACAATTACCAATTTTATTGGTGGATGGTTAGCGTCAGGTTCTTGGACTGTTGGTCTTGGTGTTGTTTCTTTTGCGTTGGTCGTGAATAGTATTCTGTACTTCTTCCACGAACGTGCTTGGAATGCAATTGATATTGGTAAAGAAATTAAAGAGGAGATTTTATAATGCTTGGATATGATTGGTTTATTATTGCGGCTTTTATTTTGTTTGTGTCGGCAGTTCCTGTTACTGCTTTTGCGTGGGGGTATGGTAAAACAAAGGAAAGTTTCCTTTTGAGTTTACGAAATATTGGTCCAGTATTACTTGGTGTCAGTTTAGCCATGGCATGGGCTAACAGCCCTTCTGTATTACTTGCTTCGGCTCAGGCATATAATGTTGGTTTAGTTGGATGGTTTTGGTTTGCTGTTGGTAATATTTTGACACTTGCCTGTTTTGGTTTTGCAGCTCAAACTGTCAGAAAGAAACTACCAGAAGGATATACTCTTGCTGGATTCTTTAGAGAAACTCATGGCAATGTTATTCATAAAAATTATTTGTTCTGCGCTATCGCAATCTCAGTATTAGCGATGTGTATATCTCTTGTCGGTATATCTACATTGATCAGTATTACGTCTGGAATTTCTAAATTGTGGGCGTGTTTGATGATTCTTGCTCTTTCTGTTACTTTAAGTATTCGAATTGGCTTTAGAGCCACCGTATTAGTTGAAGTTGTTAAGTTTGTTCTTGGTGTTTCAGTTCTTGGTGGAATTTTATATTTCTTATCAACTACTCCAGCAATCTTAAGTCTAGCCAATGGATTCTCTGGCGTAAAGGGAACAGGTGGTGATATTTTCTCTGGGGCAAATTCCTGGACGATTTTTGCTACATTTGGTGTTATTACTTTCTTTGGTCAAATGAGTGCACCATGGGTTGATAATAATTTTATGCAAAGAGCATTCTCATTTGGTGGTGATAAAAATAAGATTTGGTTTTCTTTCTTGATCGGATCAATCTGTTTTGCGTTCTTCCCTGTTCTTAGTGGTTTGATTTCCTTCTATGGCGTTGCTAATGGTGTTACTATTCCAAATGGCCAAGGAACCTATGCACTATATCACGTAATCGATCAGCTTGTTGGACCAACTGCTGTTTTCTTGTTCTGTTCTTTTGTGATGGTTTCTTGTGTTGCGATTGTTGACGATCAAATGAATAATATTTCTGCTTTGATTAAACATGATATCATCGAAACATACAACATTGATGAACAAAAGTCTTTAGTTTATACTCGATATGGCGCTGTTTGTTTTGCTTTACTGGCGATTGCCATTGTTAATGTTCCATTCGTTAACTTAACATATATCCTTCTTCTTGGATATATTATTAGAGCTTCTCTTGGTTTGACAACTGTCGGGTTAATTTTTAGACCAGACTGGTTTGAAGGTAAGATTACTGGTATTGTTTTAGTTGTTTCTTTACTTTTGACTGGTATTGGGTTTACGACTATCGAGCTTACTGGCTTGAAGGAATATATCTTACCATTAACCCTTACAAGTACATTTGGAACGCCATTACTTGCATTCTTGTTATCGAAATACTTGACACACAAGAATAAATAGAGTATAATTAAAGGAATTGTTGTAATCCCTTCAAAGCGAAGGACTTCTGGACGTGGGTTCGACTCCCACCATCTCCACCAAAAGAACATATAGGACATGGTTACGTCATTAGCCAGTCACAAACGAAGGACGTTATAAGTTTGTGGGAGAGACTTATGTGTTCTTTTGATGGGGATGCCATGGTTTCGACAGGGGTAGATAGTAGAGACGGCAACACGGTAGGCGATGACCGTAAATCAAGCAAACTAAGTAAATGCAAACGACTCTGTCTTCGCATTAGCAGCCTAAACGCTGCTTAGGGTTTCGGTAGGTTTCCTCGTAACAGAATAACCTACCATTTTATTAACTTGAAAAGGTAGATTTAAATGAAAAAATATTTGGCTGTTTTGGCTCTGTTGGTTTCTGGGTCTGTGTTTGCAGAAACTACTGGAAGCGTTAGTTATCAGGTTCAACAAAACGATAGTGGGACGCAAGGTCATGTAATGAATTATAAACTTTCAAATGAGTTTTATAAACATTTAGAAGGCGACTTAACTGTGAACAATTTTGTTGCTGATGGTTCGAATGCGACATATATCAGAACTGAAGTTGGTGTAACACCAAAATATGATGTTACTAATTTTCTAACTGTAGCTTCTCGATTCAGTGTTGGTAATGTTCAGTCGAGCAATCATGGCAAATGGCAAACATATACAATTGAACCAAAGATTGTAGCAAAGCTACCTTATGATTTTGATGCAACAGTTGGATTCCGTTTCCGTTCTGGTTTTGGTGATAACGACCTAGATACTTCTAGAACATATGGCGCTGCTCTTGGTTATAATATCACTAAGCACGACAAAGTTAGTCTTGGTGTTTCTAAGTTGAGTGGCGATAATGGTGGAGTCGCTAATAATGGTAACCACACATATGCTGTTACATACGCTCGAGGATTCTGATGGAAATTAAACCACTGAGAAAAATGGTTCTTATTGCTGAGCAAGCGAAAGAGCGCACCACTGAATCTGGTATCTTTTTAGGCGACCGTGGTACTGGCGATATGGCTAAAGCCACTGTTCTTGCTGTTGGCGATGAGGTTACTGAGGTTAAAGTTGGTGATGTTATTCTACCAGAATGGGGTAAGTGTTCTATCGTTAAAGTAGATGGCGCTCAACGTGCCATGATCAAAGAAGAACATATTATCGCAGTGGTAGAACAGTGAAAGCTGCAGTTCTTTGCAATGGACCATCTAGAGTTGCTTACAAAGGCAGATCAGGGTATGATTATGTTATTGGATGTAACATACCTTGGACTGATGTTGATGGTACGGTAATATTAGACAGCAATGTTATTCATGCATGGAGCGAGAACCCTTCGCTCATTAAATGTTCTGAAGATCAGATCTTCATTACAAAGAAAGCATGGATGACTGCTGACGAATTGAAGTTTAGAGATTTTATCACAAATAGGTTTTCTATTCAGCTTATTGATAAAGACTTTAACATACCAGAGATGTACAGCGCAGGTCATGTTGCTGCTTCCATTGCATTGAATTTATACGTTGATCAGGTAGACATATATGGGTGCGATTCTTATTATGAGCAAACAGTAGAAAGTTTTACAAGCTCATATATTAACGATGTTAATAAGGATTCTGAACAACAAAGGATTGACAGCTGGAGAAAACACTGGATTAAAATTCAAGATAAGTATTCAGAGGTTATTTTTAATTTTGTAAAGGTCTAAAATGAAAAAAGAAATTTTACTTGCTGCTCTAATTGCAAATTTGGCGATGCCTGCTATGGCTGAAACAAAAACACAAAAAGCGAAGGTTGAGGGCAAACCAGCTGTTTCTAAGAAGGTTCAGGCTCCAAAGGCTCCTCCTTCTGGCGTTAAACCAACCCCAAAGAAGAAAACGCCTAAATAATTATCCCAGGGATGGGAACATGGCGGCAGCAACCATGTTAAAAACTGTCAACTTTACACACAACACAGGAGGTAACTATGTCAAATATGACACCGTTCGAGATTCGCCTTGAACTACTAAAAATGGCGAAAGATATGTTGGAACAAGAGTATCACGGCAAGCGTGAACGAATGACCAATGAGTGGCATGCCTTAGTCGATAATGCTCGACATTCTGGTACTGCTGTTCCTGGACACCCAGAACTCCCAGCATTTCCAACCGAATCTGAAATTATCAAGAAAGCCACAGAGCTGAATAGTTTCGTTTCGCAAACTCCCACTAATACACAAGAAAAGACTAGCAAAAAGTCCACCTGATATGGGATTGGAGAGGTGTTCGCACACCTCTCTTTAACTAATTAAGGAGAAAATATGCGAAGATACCGTATATACATACCATTATTCATAATGATGTTTTGCGCGATTCTTTTATCAAGAACCGCATTTTCTGATTCTATTCTAATTGATGTTAGATACAGTCAGTTAACAAAGGAAAGTCAAAAGCAAGTTGATTGCCTTGCCGATAATATCTACCACGAAGCTGGATATGAATCAGAGGACGGAAAGAAAGCCGTAGCTCTGGTAACCCTCAATAGAACTCAAGACCCACGATTCCCAAAAGATATTTGCGGTGTTGTTAAACAGAAAACGTCAAGCATATGTCAGTTTTCTTGGTTCTGTATGCCATTCAAAAGTAATAAGGAAAGTGAAGCATACCAAAAATCAAAAGACGTCGCTTTATATGTTTACGCAAATTATGAGAATTTAAGCGACATAACGAAGGGCGCATTATACTACCATGCAGATTATATAAATCCTAAATGGAAACTCGAAAAAACTACAGTAATCGGTAGACATATTTTTTATAAGGAAAGTGGAAAATACTATGATGCAAAAACTGAATCTGCAACTGAAGGACGATCATTCAAAACACTCATTTTTACTACTGATGGAAGAGATTTCCCTTAACAGCGTAAAGAATGCAGTTGAGTGGATTTTTGAAGCGAACTTCGCAGAGGAACGTCCAGAATTATTGAATATGATTATTACATCTCCAGGTGGAGATTTGAATGCAGCTTTTGCTTTGATTGACACAATGCGTGGTTCGGCGATTCCAATTAGAACTATCGGTCTTGGTCAGGTTGCCTCTGCTGGTCTTATGATTTTCATTGCAGGGACTCCTGGCCATAGAATTCTAACACCAAATACATCGATTCTATCTCATCAATACTCATGGGGTGCTATCGGTAAAGAGCATGAACTATTCGCAACTGTTAAAGAATTCGATTTAACTACCAAGAAGATGATTCAACATTATAAGAAGTGTACTGGTCTTGGTGAAAAAGAGATTCGCGAAATGCTTCTACCTCCACAAGATATTTGGTTGAGTGCGATTGAAGCAAAGAAGATGGGATTATGCGATCATGTTAAAGAGTTATCCTAATGGAGAAGAAAATGCAAAATGATAAGGTTTTTATTGTATCGGTTCTTATTGCAATTATCACCCTCATCGGTACTATGGGATTTAATTCTTATGCCGAATTAAAGTCGATGGAGAGAAATATTGAGTCTGCAATTGTAAAGGGTATTGACCCAGTTGCAGTAAAGTGCGCTTACAGGTCTGATTCAACGATGTGCGCCATCTACGCCACCAAAGCAAAATAATCCTTGACATTTATTCGCAGTTATAGTATAATTATAACTGTGAGTAACTTTGGAAACCCTATATTATGCAAATGATTTTTACAGGTACGCAAAAATCAAAAAAGCGCAAACCTAATGCAAAACAACGTGAGTTGGATGCAAGTTGGGAAGCGTTAAAAAAGAAGTATGCCCCAAAGACTGTTGTCCCCAAAAAAGAGCAACAACTCAGGGATGTATACTCGCTTGGAAAACCTGCTTGTCGTGAGACACCTAAGATTCCGAGTCTTCCATTCTCTGGTGCTCCATGCACCAAAAAAGAATCCCCTGTCTATACTGGCTCTTCTATCAAGGGTATTGGGACAATGCACAAGTCAAATGCTGTTCCAATCTTCAGTGATGAACAGGCAATTGAAATCGCAACGATGCGTCGAAATTAAACTTGATTTACAACCACTTAAAAGGTATAATTGATTATGAACTATGTTGCCAAACGCAATGATCTTCTTGCTGAGAAAATGAAACTCGACAAATTCTTCACGATGTTCTTGGATAAATTTGAGCGGAAGATGGACCCAGAAAATACAAACACTCCAGTTTGGAAATTGTTCAAAAAAGAATCCGCAAGGTATAATAAAATTTGTCAGGAAATTAGGAATGCAGAATATTGGATCGCCAAAAATGTTTAACTCTTCCAATGAGTTTTCAATGTACATCGAGCAGATCGTACATGAGAAAAAGATTACATATATGGAAGCTGTTCTCCAATATTGTAAAGAAAACTTCATTGAACCAGAAGATATCGCAAAATTAGTAAATAAATCGCTCAAGGATAAACTTGAGGTAAATTTCCAAGATGAAAATTATTTACCAAAGAAGGCTACATTGAATGTTGAATAAGTTTCAAACACAAATTCTTGTTGCTGCTTTTGCTATCGTATGGGCAGTCGCAGGGTTAATTTTTATCAATTATGCTGTTGAGAACCGTACTGTGGCATACGACTGTCGTTTGTCTGAAATTTCTCCAGACTTTCCAATAGAAGTACGGGAACAATGCAGAAAATTGAGAGCAACAAGTGGACGGATTTAAGGCATACCGTTATTACCTAGCAATTAAATTACACTTCACAACTGATAAATTTAACGTCTTCGAAAATCGAGGTAACGTAAGAGGTTCTCGTGAAGCATTTAATGCTCGTAATGACAGATACATATTTGAAAAGTTGGCAAGAAAGTTTTCTACCGACCGAGATATAATTCAGTTCTTCGTATCAAATTTTGCATACGGAACCGAAGCAGCGATTTATGCTGGACAAGAAGCGGATGATACACACTTAGAATGGAACAGACGAAAGCAAAGTATCAGTCGAATTTTTATTGACGATTTAGCATCGTTATTGACTTATGTTGAGATAAATAAACTACCGACTTCTTGTATTTTTGATTTTCAGAATAACGAATATCCTGCAGCATTAAAATTATTTTTGGGTAACAAGATTTCAATTGAAACCCTTGTGATAATTAACGAGCTAGACAACGTTGTTGAACATTGGATAAGTAATCCTACAGTGCAACATATTTGGGGTTCTGAGTTATTGCGAATAAAAAAGTTGACAGGCTTCGTTAAATACGATAAAATAAAACTTGAGCAAATTTTCAAACATTTTGTAGAAGAATTAGACTGATATGGGTCGCACATATAATAAATCATCAAAGTCCTACGATGATGAGAAATCTAGTGGTCGTTCGGGAAAGCATGCTAGACATACCAATGGTAAAAAAACAGGAGGTATGAGAACGATAAATAGTTATGTTGAAACAGATTATGATCTTGATGATGACGTCTTTGACGATGATATTGAAATAGATGATCATATGGAAATACAACATACTAAACATAAACCGTAATACAATTATACAAAGGAAAATACGATGGATATTCAAACACTCCGTAAAATGCGCAATCAAGACTTCAGCAAAATCGCTGGAGAATTTGATAAAATCTCTAATCCCCAATCTGGCGAGAAGAAGTCATATGACGATGACCGATTCTGGCGTCTAGAGGGCGACAAGGCTGGTAACGGAACAGCTACTATTCGATTCCTACCACGTGTTGAAGGCGATGAACTCCCATGGGTTCGTATCTTTTCTCATGGCTTCCAGGGTCCAACTGGTAAGTGGTATATCGAAAACTCCCTAACAACTCTTGGTGAAAATGATCCTGTCGGTGAATTGAACACCCAACTTTGGAACTCTGGTTCTGAAGCAAACAAAGAGATTGCTCGTAAACAAAAGCGTAAGTTGAGTTTCATCGCGAACGTTCTTATCGTTTCCGATCCAAAGCATCCTGAGAATGAAGGACAGGTTAAACTGTTCAAATTCGGTAAGAAGATCTTTGATAAGATTATGGATAAGGCGAAGCCAACCTATGAAGATGAAACACCTGTAAACGTGTTTGACTTCTGGGAAGGTGCAAACTTCAAGTTGCGTATGCGTAAGAAAGATGGTTACACCAACTATGATGAATCTGCATTCTTGGAGCCAGCAGCAATTGGTTCTGATGAGGAGATCGTTGATGTTGCGAAAGCCCAGCATAAACTTGCTGAGTTCCTTGATCGTAAAAACTTCAAGTCTTATGATGAATTGAAGAAGAAACTTGATCAGGTTCTTTCTGGTGATGCGTTTGCTTCTAAGTCTGCCGCAGCTATGTCTGATGAAGACGAGATGCCAACAGCATCTGCTCCTAAGATCGCATCAAAACCTGCGCCTACACCAAAGGCTTCTGTGTCTGATGACGACGAGGAAGATGTTATGTCTTACTTTAAGAAGATTGCTCAAGAAGAATAATTGAGCTAAATGAGAAAAGGGAGCTCGGCTCCCTTTTTTTATGCGTAACGATTTGCCGTATATTTGTTAACGGAAGATTCTTGATTACGTATTGGAGATCTAATAACCTGTGTAGTATTAGAGTTATTAGTAACTGGCGCATTAACAACGCTGGTATTGTTCTTAACTCCTGGGCTTGCAGCAGAATTAGCGTTATCAGCTGATTTCTGTTCAACGATATTGCCTGTTGTTGGAGCAGCAGCTTCTGGTTTCGAACCACTACCATCTGACTTAAATGGATAGAATGGACCGATAGAAACTTCTTTACCAATTACTGGAACCTTGAATTTAATTTCAGGAATTCCGATTCCTTCAATAAATGATAGGAAACTATCTTTCATGGCAGTAAAGAACTCTCCGATTGGTTTAACAATATGATCGCCGATCCAAGCAGCCATATCACCGATAACAGCCTTGACCTTTTCTTTGTCGAATAATCCAAATGTCAAGAAGTCTACTATACCAGCAAGCCCAGCGATTAGTGCTTTACCGATATCGCCTGATTCTTGAAACTCTTTGAATCCATCCATAATACCTTCAAAAAGAGCACCAACAATCATACCAATTGCGAATACTTTACCTAGAGCTTTTAGAATTGCCTTTGGATTAAACATCGCTTTAAGAGCAGTCATGAATCCTTCACCCAAGAAACCAGTGATCATGTCAAGGAAACTATCGCCCTTAACCTTTTCTGGCTTGGCTTCAGCTGCCTTACCTTCTGCGCCAGCTCTAGTGTTTTCTTCAATCTGCTTTAGAATTCCAATTTCGCTCTCTTGAGCACGTTGACTTTCCTCAGCAGTTTCAGCTCCCTGCATTGCTTCAGCAGCAGTGGCAGTTGGAGATTTTGGTAATAGACCAGCAAGTTTAGCATTCTTAAGGTCTGGGCTAAACTGTCTTGCTCCTCTATCAAACTTACTTAAATTTTCTGTTTCGGATTGACGAGTAGCAAATAATTTTGCAGCAGCAGGAGAGTGTGCTTTTAGTGTGTCTTCGTCAGAAATTCCTGTTAGAGCTTTTAGTTTATCTAGAGCTTTCTCATTTTTCTTAATCGCATGAGATGCTTTACGAGCACCTTCATAGTCGGCTTTTAGTTCTTTTGTTGAAGATGTGCTTCCAAGAGCTCGTTGTTTCTTTACAAATTCATCTCGTTCAAGAGTTTTATTAAATATACCACCAACATTCATCGCACCAAGTACGGTTTTCTTTAGACCACCATTTGCAATACCAAATTTGTCTTTTACACCTTCAATCTTATCTTTGAATTTTTCCCCAATAGTCTTAAACGACTTCATACCTTTAGCCATCTCAGCGATGTCTTTGGCTTCTTTGCGCCACTCTTCTTCAAACTCTTCTTGAGTCTTCCAATACTTTCGGCTTCCGTGTAATTGTTGTTCGGCAACAATTAACATCAGATCTTGGATCTTTGTTTGATCGATGCCACCGTTCTCATTCTTCTTCAGTTGTTCGTGTTGCTTAGATAAATCAAGCAACTGTCTAATTGAAGATAGTTCTCCAAGAGATGCTTGTTGTGTTTCCAGCAATCTTCCCAAACCCTCGTCGTTCGCTTTGGTTTGTTGTCTGATGCTTGAATTTACTGAGCTGTTACCTGTTCTTTTTGGCATGTTTTATCTCTTGTTAGATTCTATTCTTTTCTTTTCTTCTTCCAAATATTGGATCAACATAGCAACGTAAACTTCACGCTCAAAGGGTATCATATTTTCAATCTCTGCCAAAGAGTATTTGTGGTATTGAAGTAAGGCGAAATTCATTTTATAGTAGTTTACCAAACTTTCATGACAGAGATTCATTAAAAAAAACTTTGCATTCCCTCCAGTGTAACTGAATGGTGTTTGTTGCAAATAGGACAGTTATATTCAACTTCCTTTTTAATTCTTGGCATGGTTGTAAAGAATTTTTGAATATTACCAAACTGTGCGGTGTTTAGGTTATTCAAAAACTCAATCAGTTCTTCTTTCTTCTGTTCTTTGCCATGATAAACCTTTTCGCCTTCGTAGATACAATCAATACTATCGGCGATGACATCGAAGATATTATCTACGTCGTCTGTATCCAATTTTTCAAGTCTTGACATAATTTCAATTGATGGGTATTTCATAATAACACCAACGTTACCGAAAAGTTCAATTTTCTTATTGTGTTCTTCTGGCACATCAACTGCTAATTTTGTAAGGTCGATTGAGATCTTAATCTTTGCCTTATCGTTCTGGTCGCCATGATCAACGTCGCATGGGAATAACAACTCAACGATTTCGCCAACGGACTTTGCCCTAAGTTGAGTAAAGATATACTCAATATCAAACGTAGCCAAAGAGTTCACATCAATATTATCAATGACGCATGCGGAAATGATATCTTTTAGTGTATCAACCATCACAGTCATATCTTCGCTTTGTTGTGCGATCAATAAAGCCTTTTCTTCTTTCACTAAAAATGGACGATACTTAACACTCTTTTTAGTAGAAGGAATCACCAAATTATATGTTGGTGTACTCATCACTGGTAATGCCATTATTTCTCTCCTTGCATATTCTTAATCATTTTACTTAATTCAGCTGTGCTTCCTACGAATACAGCGTTGTTAATCACTTTATCAGCAACTTTACCATTGGCAGTATCTATCTTTTGTTTTTGTTGGTGGATATCCATCAACTGTTGGTTAACGTCGGCGAGTTGTTTCATTAAGTTACCAACAACCTCAAATGCTCTTGGGTGTTCAGATTGTTTAGCAACTTCCAGCGCATGCATCAAAGCATTTTGGCCAGTTATTAGAAGCTCTCTTAGATTGTCACGAGCATGCTCGTAGTCGTTTTCAATCTTACCCTCTGGAGTTGTTACGATCTCTCCAGTAGTGTTGTCAATCACTTCAGTTGGTTTAGTTTGAGGCATTAAATCAAATACCTCTGATAATGAATCATCAATTTTCATAGTTATAAATCGCTTCTAGAATTTCTCATTGGTGGGTCGCCAGGATCAGCTGCAGTTGTATTTATTACTGGCGCTGGTCTTGGTATTGGGGTTGGCATCGGTCTTGGAATTGGCGACGGTGTAGGTATGCTTCCAACGCTGCTTGGTGCAGGTACTGTTGGGGTTGCGACTGGCGTAGGTACGCTAGGTGCTGTTGGCACTGTTGGTACGCTGGATGGAAGTGCGATGCCGCCATTGTTTGCTCCATTTAATTTCTCTTGAGTTCTACCGTAAGCTGCGATACCTAGAACAGCACCCATGGCTACGTGGAATAAACCAGCACCCTGTAATGTTAGAGGTTGCCATTGTGTTTGAACTGAACCATGGCTAATACTTTGTAAAATACTCCATAGGATTGGAGCTACCATAAAGTCGAATCCACAAACAGCCATGTACATCCAACCCATCATTGGACGCCACTTACTATTCATCCAATCTTCTTTTTTCTTCTCGCTTGCGCTCATTTCTTGTTGGTCTGCCATTTTAGAACTTTATTAGGTTTGGAAGTTTTGATACTAGTGCAGCGCCAGCAGCACCGATCGCGAAGTTTGATAATCTAGAAGTGAACGAATTTATTGGGTCAACTGGATGATTAACACCCTGAATCGTCGCTGATGTTTCATACCACTTATATGCAAAATTTACAGATAATTTCATGACGTCTTTGGCAGCATAGTCTAATTGAATAGCGCCGACGCTCTTTGGAAATGCTTCGTGTAGTGTTACAGTATATGTTTTGTTATCGTTAATATCTTGAACGTACACTTTTATATCTGACACATATGAATCATAGTAGTTGAATGTTCTTGTGTTTGGATCCATAATACTGTCCTGCCAAACATCAAACAACTTCTTAACCTGCATGTCTTTATCGACATAGAAAGACATATTGATGTCTTCGAACAGTTTCTCGTAAGGAGCTTTTCTAACTTCGCCGAAAGATCTATTTTCGTTTGTGTTGTAGTTTAGTCCTGGGATTTGAACCTGATCGCAGAATAACAATGCTGTTTGCAGTGTGTATGTGTCAAAATTGAACGGTATACCAATTTCAACAGCATATCTGTTGGTTCTGGCCATCCCATTACTTTTGACTTGTGCTATGAAATCTTTTATCATTACGCTTTTCTTATAATTCTTCTGGACTCTGCCCAGACTTGTTGTTTAGACGCTCCGACAAAACGCTCAACTGGTAACA